GTAGATGGAGCAGAGTCTGCTAGAGCCGCAATTGCAGCATCTGTGTAAGCAGTCGTAGCTACTTTGGTTGAGTTGTCTGCGGCAGTTTGTGTAGTAGTAGTTGGACTACCGCCAAGTGCAACACTGTCAGCAATCTTTGCAGTAGTTACAGAGTCTGCGGCTAGATGCTCAGTGTCAATACTACCAGCAGCATAGTGCTGACTATCAAGTAAATCATTGGCAATACTAGAAGCGTTAATACGAGCCGTAGGTATAATGCCTGACGTTAAGTTAGCACCTGATAGAGTTGTTAGATCAACTGTACCCCAAGTTAAACCACCAGCATTACCTGATTGCTTCTGTAGGTATTGACCATTAGCACCTGCGTTAGAGATATGCAAGTTGTCCTCGTCAACAGATTCGGCACTCATATGTATTAGATCAATAGATCCATCTACGTATTGGTCAGAGTCAACGGAGTTAGCACTCATATGAACAAGGTCAATAGAACCATCCACGTATTGATCAGAGTCAACTGAGTTAGCACTCATATGAACAAGGTCAATAGACCCATCTACATATTGATCAGAATCAACAGAGTTAGCACTCATATGTACTAGATCAATAGATCCATCTACATACTGATCAGAGTCAACAGAGTTAGCACTCATATGTTCAAGATCAATAGATCCTGCAGCATAGTGTTGACTATCAATAGCATCATTAGAAATCAAAGCTACAATCTCAGCAGCAGTTCTAGGTAATGCGTGACCCCCTGCAGTAGATCCATCATGGATTACTAGAGTGTCTTTATCTGTGTCAACAGTAACTTCACGTAAGGCACCTGTAAAAGATGAATGCTCGGAAGTCGTGCCACCACGAAGTTGTAATAATTTACTCATTGTTATAGACCTCCAAAGTCTAGCTGTAGGTTAGTACCTGATATGGTTCCTACGTTTGTCATATTGTTATTTGATGCGTTTAAGGCACTACCTAACTGTAAGCTAGAGCCTGATATAGTACCAATGTTAGTCATGTTGTTGTTCTGACCATCTAACGTGCCAGCTAATTGAGGGGATGTATCACCAGCTACAGACGCTATGCCAGCAGAAATAGATGCCCATACACTACTGGTGTAATATTTCAAAGTGTTTACACCAGAGGAAGAGTCATACCATAAGTCACCAGCATCAGGGCTAGAAGGAGCCGAAGAAGAAATAGTGTATTGATTTGCATATCTATTAACGTCAGCTATAGAAGCACCGACTGTATTAACATTGGCTATTGAGCCACCTACTAAATTAACATTGGCTATTGAGCCAGCAGCTAAGTTTATATTAGCAGCATTAGATACTACAGAGTTAATGTTAGTTGCATTACCTGCTACAGAAGTAATGTTAGAAGCATTAGATACTGCAGAGTTAATGTTAGAAGCATTAGATACTGCAGAGTTTATGTTAGAAGAGTTTGAAACTGCAGAGTTTATGTTAGAAGCGTTGGATACTGCAGAGTTTATGTTAGAAGCATTTCCTGCAACGCTAGTTACATTTGCAGATATACCAGCAACAGTAGTTACATTAGCGGATATACCAGCAACAGTGTTAACATTTGCAATGGCATTGCCTACAACCGATATTTTATTACCTACGCTTGTAGTAGTTGCTGTGGCTATAGAACCTAAGTCTTCCGTAGCAACAAGTTCCCCACCTACAATATTAATTAAGTTCTGATTAGCCGCACTAGGAGCCATTGCTACCCAAGCAGACCCGTTGTATACCTTCATGGCAGAACTAGAAGAACTGTAGTACATGGCCCCCGTTAGTAACGAAGACCCATCATTATCCGCAGTTGGATCGGAACTCTTTGACCCAAGAAAACGATCATCAAATGAGTCGTATGAGGCTGCGGCTGATGTAGCCGATGTAGCTGCATTACTTGCGCTAGTGGACGCCTCAGACGCCTTGGTTGTCGCTGTGGACGCTTGAGTAGTTGCTGTGGAAGCGTGAGTAGACGCTGTAGAGGCGCTAGTTGAAGCTTCACTAGCCTTAGTAGTAGCTGTAGCGGCACTTGCAGAGGCCTCACTTGCTTTAGTAACTGCTATAGCTTTCTGTGCTGTCGCTAAAGTTACTTGTGCTGCACCATTAGTTGTTGCCTCACTAGCTTTAGTTGCTGCTGTTGACGCAGATGATGCAGAAGCAGTAGCAGAGTTAGCTGAGTTAGTAGCTGAGGTAGCTGCTGCTGTTTCACTGGATGATGCTTCGGACGCTTTAGTTGTAGCTATGGTTCCTTGGGCTACTGCTGTGTCTTTGCTTGTAGCTGCGCCTGTAGCACTTAGGGCTGCTTGTGTTGCTGCGTTTGCCGCTGCTGTAGCTGAACCTGCTACTGTTGATTCACTAGCTGCCGCAGTAGTAGCACTATTGGCTGCTGCTGTAGCTGAATTATTGGCGTTAATCGCCTGTTGTGTTATTTCGTTTAGAGTGGAGTCTTGTGTCGAATCACCAGAACCGCCTGTACCACGATATATTGCCATTTTGCACCACTTTAAAAAAGAAGGAAAGAAAAGGGAACCGCAGTTCCCCTTTAGTTAGTTAAGTTTAACTTTAACCATTCACTGCTAACATGAATCCAGTCTCAGGACGCAATACTTGAGTACCATACAAACGATCAGCGGTATACAAAGTTCCTAAGAACTCTTGCTTGTACTGAGTTTGTGAACGTACACCTTGCTGCTCTGCAAGTACCATAGTATCTTTATGGCCCATCAAGGCACCACGAATAATACCACCTGCTGTTGCACCATTTTCTGAGGCAGTTTCAAGAGTAGGACAGTTAGTAGACACATAAATGTCAATACCATACAACTCACCAATCTTACCATTAACAACGCCTTGACCATTAACAAAGTCAGAGCTAACGTAACGATCAATACCCATGATAGCATTACGCATTGAAGGTGGAATAACTAAGAAGCGTCCGTCCATAGGTGCGTCTGCATCATCCAACTTCTGTACCATGTCACGTAGGAAGCTATCAGCAAATACGTCAGCAGGTACAATTGTATCAGCAGCGTAAGCTGTAGTTCCAGTAGAAGCGTCATTATAGAATGTAGCACTGGTAATAAAGTTAGAACCATCACCATCACCAAAAGACTTACCAAGGGTAAATAGATCATCATCTACTTGCTTACCTAGGGCGTAACCAGCATCACCAGTATAGAACTGACGTAGTGAAGCAAGTGCTTGCACCTCAGTAATATCTTCAATCATACGTGAGTATTCAAAGTGCTTGTTAATAGTAACTAACACTTCTGACTCTGTAGCATTTTGAATGGTAACTGCTGTGTTTTCTGCTTTAGCAGAGGCAACACCACGGGTAGGCTTAGGGATATGAATAGTATCGCCTTTCTTACCTTGCATTGCAATTTTTTTAGTTAAAGGTGCAAGTACAAGTGATTTCTCATACGCTGCAATTACTTCGTCAGACCAAATTTCGGGGATGAACTTTGCTGCTGATGTGTTATCTACCATACCGCCTGTGGCGGGATATGTGGAAGTAGCCATTTTTAATTTCTCTCTATATTAGGTTATTTGACCCTCTTCTCAGCGTATGCTAGTGTAATATCGTCTGAGAGTGCTAAATAGCGGTCTGGGTCTGTTTTCATAAGTTTAATAATGTCAGTTCGTCTATAGATTTTCTTGGAAGTACCTGAGTCGGGATTGCCACGTGTGTAGCCATTCGACCCCTCTTTGACAGCTTTCTGCCTTCCTGCTTTTTCTGCTTGAAGTGTTTGATTAATAGAGCCAGCACGATCTTTCCATAATGAAAAAAGTTCACTTGCTGCTTCCATATCAAAATGTTGGTCTGCCTGTACAAACATACGAGTCCTAATCTTAGAAGCTTGAATCCACTCAGCAAACCTAGGGTCTTTTACAATCTCAGGTATTTCTGGGTGGTCTTTTTGAAGAGTTGCCATAGACGTTTGTTGTTTATACGCACGTGTAGATTCTTCTGCCGCTTTTACTGATGGATGATTCTCGATTGCTCGACTGATAGCCTTTTCAGGATCAGAATAAAAATCTATGTCTTCATCTGTGTCATTAGCCTTTTGTGTCGGCTGCTGATCATTGAGTTGTGTGTTGATATAGCTATCGACTACTTTGCGTAAGTCACCTACTTCTGAGCTTTGACGCCCTAGGAGCTTTTCAGCTTCTTGGTGCATTCTAACTACATCTTCAAGTGATTTACCATTGTACTTATCGGGGACTGTCTCAGGTTCACTTGATTCTAGGTTTTCCTCTTGCAAAGGTTCCGTAGTTTCTTGTGTATTCTGAGCCATATCATCTAAGCTATCAAAACGCTCATTTTTAAAGTCCTCTTCATTTTCGAGGATAACTGCTGCCATATTAAACTCCGTACCTTAGTATTGTGGAGAAAGATTAAAAATGAAAGCTTCCTAAAATTAGGAGTTGGCTTTCTCTGCTTGCACTCTACCACGTTCATGGTCTTTAACCCACTTTAGAGTTGCTCCAGCAAAGTCGCCAGAGAAAGGTTCTAAAGAAGAACGGGGAGAGGAAAGTTGTCTGGTCGCTAGACTGTTACATGACTTACATTTCTGTGTGTCAGGAGAGCCTTTGACCATATGTTCATTTACATGACCTAGTGTACATTTATAATCGTACATTTTATACATTAGCATCTTCACTTAAGGACTCTTGCCCTCGTAGATTGGTTTCCTCTAAGTTGAGGATTGAGCCTATAATATTAAGTTGTCCTTTACGGAAGTAAAGTTCTTCAATAGTCTTAGCCTGTTCTACGGAATTGATGTTAGGTACTTGTTGTTTAAAGTCTTCAATCAGTAAACCCCATCCTTCGGTACGAAAGAGGTCATTCATCTGTCTAAAGTAAACTTCTAGTTCTTGTTCTGTCATTTATACTACCTATTATACCACGATTTAACTAAAAAGTCAAGATTTTTCTTTACTTTTCTTAGAAAGTGTGGTATTAGAGGCCACTTGGGACTCTAATGTTTCCACTTGCCCCTCTAGCTTGATTATTTTGTTCAAAAGCCTGTTGTAGCTCTCGTTGATTTGCTCCACTACTTGCTGGAGGTCGCGTTGAGATACCATTTTGCTGTCCTTGTGATTTTAAAGTAATTTCTTTATCTTTTAAGATACGATCTGCAACTGCAAGTCTACGTTCAAACTCACGATCATCATTTTCACCATCCTTTAGGTTAGTAGTGATAGC